GCTGGTTGAAAAGAACGGGACCGCTACGACGAGCAGCGTGACGACTCTGGCTAACGACACCTTCATTACCCTCGGGTTTGCCTATGACGGTGCGTCAGCGATTGAGTATTCGGTTAACGGCGTAGTGGCGGGTTCTTCAGTGACCACGAACCTGCCCGATGACGAAGAACTGACGGTTTCGTTTGCGATCCAGAATGGCGAGGCTGTTGCCAAGACCATGACGATTGACTACATCTTCGTTGCGAAGGAGCGTTAATCATGGGTCAATTCAAGCCGATGGTGAAGATGACCACCACTGAGCCCTCAGTCGAACTGAAGCTCAAGAGTGGTGGCGCGGTGGAGAAGAAGATGCAGATGGGTGGGGCGCTTGCCGCTACGCCTACTGCTGGTCCTGCTATGCGTGCTCCGGCTCGCGGTGGGATGATGCCTGCTGCAGCCCCAGGGAAGCCTTCTATGGCTGCTCGACGCCGTGCGATGAAGGCTATGCCTGCTGGCGCTGCTCCTGCGGCTCCTGTGGGCATGGCTGGTCGCATGATGAAAGATGGTGGCGAGGCTACTAGCCTGAAGGCTCACGCTGGCATGCCTGCGTCCAAGGCCCACAAGGGCTTGAAGACGGGTGGCGTGGTTGATGGGCAAGGCGGCTACAAGGCTGGCGGCATCATCAAGACCATGACCAACAAAACCACCAAGGTAGACACCGCAAAGCCTGATCATTCACCGGCCAAGACTGGTGATGTGAAGATGGGCAATGGCGGTGGTTACGCTACTGGTGGCGTGGCGAAGGCAAATGCTGGCGGCTACAAGGAAGGTGGCTCAGCAAAAAAAGCCTACGCCACGGGGGGGCTTGTTGACTCAGGTCGTCCCGTGGCGATGCCTCAAGGCGCGAAGAAGCCTTCAACTCCTGTGAGCATCAACCAACTGTCTGGCACCTTCAAGAAGGGCGGCAAAGTTACTGCTGCCCAAGGCCGTCTGCAGAGGATCTCTGACGCGGAGAACGCACCTGCTATGAAGCAGGCCAAGGCGTACTCCAATGAGGTCTACAGCAAGTACGGCAAGAAGATGAAAGATGGTGGCAAGGTTGCTGATACGCCCCCGAAGGGCGTTGAGGACACGATTCAGACTGCACGAAACGAACGGGCTTACAAGGCCTGGGAGAAGAGTCAGGCTGAAGAGAACAAGGCCATGTCTCAAGGCGTTGGTAGCTTGATCTCGTCAATTCCTCGCAAGCTGAAGGAAGTCTTCTCGCCAGCGAAGGCGGCTAGTGCGCCTGGGTCAGTGACAAAGACTGAAAAGTCTGTAACAGTCACTCCAAAGAAGCGCGGCGGGGCCGTTACCTGCTGAATCAAGTGGGGGCTTCGGCCCCCGCTTCTCCTTTGAGGTACTAGAAATGGCTGATGCAGTCGCAAGTCAAACGCTCATAGATGGTGAGCGGATGGCAATCATGAAATTCACCAACATTTCTGACGGTACTGGTGAAAACAAAGTTTTGAAGGTAGATGTTTCTGCTTTGACATCAAGTGCATCTGGTTTAGCCTGCACTGGCGTAACTATTACAAAAATTCATGCAGCTACCCACGGTATGGAGGTGTTGATGTACTGGGATGCAACAGCAGATGTCCTCATTCAAACCATTCCGCAAAATAGTGTGTACACCCTTGACTTTGAAAAGTTTGGTGGATTGACCAACAATGCCGGAGCAGGCAAGAATGGAGACATCTTGTTTAGCACCTCGGACGCATCTGCGGGAGATGAATACACCATCGTCCTTGAGATGGTTAAGTCATACGCCTGATCATGCCAAGCAAGTCACCAGCCCAGCATCGTTTGATGCAAGCGGCTGCTCACACTAAGGGCGGCTTTGGTGGTGTGCCACAAAAGGTCGGGAAAGAATTTGTCAAGGCCGACAAAGAACTGAAGGATGGCGGCGTAGTCCAGTCTTTGAAAAAAGCTGGGTTCTATGAGCCGTCCAAAAGCAAAGCTCAACGATTGGAAATCATCAACGATGTGACGACTAAGCCTCAACGGCTGGGCATGGTTGAGAAGTTGTTCTCTGAGAAAAAAATGAAGAGCGGAGGGGTATCCCTTGCAGTGGGCCGAGGCGAGAAGATGCCTGTGGAGCGCGGCGCTGGGCTGACCCAGAAGGGTCGAGAGAAGTACAACCGCGAGACAGGAAGCAACCTCAAAGCGCCTCAGCCTGAAGGGGGTTCCCGTAGAGACTCGTTCTGCGCGAGAATGGGCTCTATCGCTGAAAAGAGCGAGAAGGGAAGCCGATCAAGGGCTTCGATGAAGCGTTGGAACTGTCCGGGGTGGTGATGAAGCAAGAACTGTCAGATTCCACCAAGCATGTAGTCGATGCTCTATCCGTCGCTACAGTTTTGGGGACGCTTATGGAGTTCCTCCCTGCCATCGCAGCTTTGTTTACGATTGTTTGGACTGGAATCCGGATATTCGAGTCTAAAACAGTTCAAAAACTCTTAGGCAAAGAAGTAGTATCTCAAAAGGATGTTGAATAATGGCTTACGATGCCGCTTATCATAGCGCGTATTACCAAGCAAATAAGATAAAAAAACGTGCGCAAGCTATTGCGTGGGAAAAAGCCAATCCTGAGAAGGTAGCTGCAATTGCTAAACGAAAAGCAGAAAAAGTAAAAAACGACCCTGCTGTTTTGGCTCGCAGGAGAGCGTCACAAGCGGCATGGGAGCAAGCAAATCCAGAATCCGTGTTGCACCGTGCGGCAAGAAATCGGGCACAGAGGGATGAAACAGAATTTACAATTGATGTGTCAGACGTAAATATTCCAGAGTTCTGTCCGTTATTGGGGCTCCGCATTGAACCGAGACGTGGGGGGCACGGGCCGCGAGATGCATCACCTTCTTTAGATAGAATAGATAATACAAAAGGATACGTTAAAGGTAATGTTTGGGTAGTGTCGTGGCTAGCAAATAAAATGAAAGCTACTGCGTCTAAAGAGCAGTTGCTTGCGTTTGCGAGCGGCATCCAAAAATTGTTTGCCTAGGGAGAAAGTAATGCCCGTTGAATCCGAGAAACAGCGTAGGTTTATGTATGCTTCAATTGCAGGCAACACTGACGTCCCGCCCAGTGTAGCGAAGAAGTTTGTTGGGCCAAAAGCTCATAAGGAGGCCCTTGTCAAGAAGGGCAAATCAAGAGCTTTGACGAAGGGTTGACAATGGCTTACTCGGGAACTGTTGGTCAGACGGTCATCTCTGTCCAGACGCTGGTTGATCACGGTGCCCGTAGGTGCGGGAAGCTGGCAGAAGAACTGACTTCTGAGCAGGTTCTGTCGGCAAGAGAGTCTCTGTTCTACCTGTTGTCAAGCCTGATCAACATCGGCATCCAGTATTGGGCCATCAGCAAGACCGTGATTGGTCTGCAAGCAAACAAGTACATCTACGACCTTCCTTTGGGGTCTAACGATGCGCTGAATGTTCTGTACCGCAGAATGAACAGGCCTACGCCGAACAATACGGGTGGGTACAGCACCAGTGCTGGCGGGACTGTTGCGAATGCTTTTGATAGCAACGTAGACACGGTTTTCACGCAGAGTTCTACAAACGGCACGGTCACGGTTGACTACGGGACCAGCAACACGGTCTACATCGGGTCAATAGGCATTCTTCCCGCCACGACTGCTACGGTGAACGTCATCTTTGAATACTCGGCGGATGGCATCACATGGTCTACCCTTTACGACCCTGGTGCGACTGCATGGGTAGACAACGAGTGGATTTGGTACGACATTGATCCTGGGCAGAACGTCCAGTATTACCGTATGCGCGCCACTGGTGGAAGCACGATCAGTGTGCGTGAGTTGTACTACGGAAACAACTCTACAGAGATCACGATGGCCCGTCTGAATCGTGACGACTACACCAACCTGCCAAACAAGAACTTCACGGCCAATCAGCCGTTCCAGTTCTGGTTTGATCGCACGATCCCCCTGCCGAAGCTGTATCTGTGGCCGGTGCCATCAGATCCGTTCGTTCAGATGACTGTCTGGTACTCCCGGCAGATTATGGATGTAGGCGATCTGTCAGGAGAGCTAGAGATCCCTCAGAGGTGGTTTCTTGCCATCCAAAGTATGCTGGCACACCAAATGAGCCAAGAGCTTCCTGGGGTCGATGTGGCGCGGATTCAGTACCTTGAGGGGCAGGCTGAGAAGTATCTGCAGCAAGCCGAGCAGGAAGAGCGCGACAAGTCGCCTATCTACTTCGCGCCGAACATATCTGTGTATTCGAGGTAGTCATGCCAAGGTTCTTGAACACCCTCGGTAACTCTGACCTTGCAATCGCAGTTTGCGACAGGTGTCGCATGAAGCGTGCTCATTCGGTGATGAGGTCTGACCCGAACTTTCCAGGCTTGCAGGTCTGTAATGAGGGATGTGCGGACGAGTTTGACCCTTATCGTTTGCCTGCTAGGAAGACAGAAAAAATCACGATCAGATTCCCAAGACCTGATGTCAGCGTGGCTGTGACGGACGATAATCTGGTGACGACCGGATATGGCGGGTATGTGATCTCACCACAGCAGAACAACGACACGCCAGAGAACAACGGCAATCTGGATGGAATTGAGGTTCAACCTTAATGGCTAACGTAACCATTACCTCATTGCCGACTGCGGGTCCGATCACGGGAACTGAGTCAGTCCCGATTGTCCAGAACGGTCAAACAGTACAGACGACGACAGCGGCCATTGCTGCTTCGCCTAGTCAGAACCAGACTTTCCTGACGATCAACAGCGAGGCAACGCTTCCCAACAGCCGGTATCTGTCTACCAGCACGGGCTTAGGGCTTACGGATGGCGGAGCGCTGTCCTTCTATCGACTCTCTCTGAACAGAGCCTCTGGAAGCCTAGAAACGGCTCTGACGGGCATTGTTGCGAAAGACACAGCGTCTACTGTTGTCGCAAGGACTCTGCAGACGAGCGGGTCTGGTTTGTCTGTGTCTAATGGGGATGGCGTTTCTGGTAATCCTGCGTTCTCTCTGACGGGCCAAGTTGCCTCTCTTGCGAACGCATCTGGCGCGGGGCTTGTTGCGCTGCCTAACAACGGTTCTGTTGTCGTCAGAGCCATAACGGGCACTGCAAACGAGATTGATGTTGCTGACGGGACTGGTGCGGCAGGCAACCCGACCATAGGACTTGCAGATAACCCGGTGCTCCCTGGCACTGCGGGAGTAGTAATGCCAAGTGGCAACACTGCTGCCCGGCCGCTATCACCTACGAACGGCCTGTTCCGGTACAACTCTCAGACGGCTACGTTTGAGGGCTACGTCAACAATGCCTGGGGTGCTATAACGGTTGATGCGGGTGTTTCTTCAGTTGACGCTTCTGGTGGCACCACCGGGATGTCGTTTACTGGTGGCCCGATTACCAGCACAGGGACGTTGACGCTTGCGGGTACGCTTGGAGTCGCCAACGGTGGATCAGGACAAACGACCGCACAAGCTGCGCTGAATACATTTGCTGGGGCTGTTACAAGCGGGCAGTACCTTAGAGGCAATGGAACTAACGTAGTGATGTCAGCCATTCAGGTGGCTGATGTTCCTACGCTGAATCAGAACACGACTGGAAACGCGGCTACTGCGACAAGTCTTGCGGGTGGTGCTGCAAGTCAGATTCCATATCAAACTGCGGCTGGGGCCACTTCGTTTATTGCGAATGGCACTGCTGGGCAAGTATTGACATCTGCTGGCGCCGGAGTTCCGGTATGGTCTGGCATCTCTGGAGGGACTTTTTAATGGCACAAGCTGGATATACCCCGATTCAGATTTACAACTCCGCTACGGCAAGTGCTGCGCCGACTGCGGGGAATCTTGCGACGGGTGAGTTGGCTCTGAACATCACTGACGGCAAGTTGTTCTATAAGGACAACGGCGGCGTAGTGCAGGTTCTTGCAACGAAGGGCGCAGGCACCATTGGTGGATCTAACACGCAGGTTCAGTACAACAACAGCGGTGCGTTGGCTGGCTCTGCGAATATGACTTTTAACGGCACCACGTTGTCCGTTAATGGCCTGACTGTTTCTGGTACGAGCACCCTATCCGCCCTGACGGCTTCCACGGCTCTGGCTTTGAACGCCAGCAAGGAAGTGGTGTCGGTGACAAACACCGGCTCTGGAAATAACGTCCTGGCAACCAGCCCCACGCTGGTGACGCCGGTCCTTGGAGCGGCCACTGCAACCTCTCTCAACGGTTTGACGGTCAGCAGCACCACGGGTACGTTGACGCTGGATAACGGCTCTACGCTTGCCACATCGGGGGCGAACGCCCTGACGCTGACGACCACGGGAGCGACGAACGTCACGCTGCCGACCAGCGGCACCTTGGCTACAACGGGCGGTACGGTTGCGTCCTTCAGCGCAGGTTCCACCGGCTTCACGCCCAGCACTGCCACGACGGGGGCGGTCACGCTTGCAGGCACGCTTGCAACGACGAACGGCGGCACGGGGCTGACCTCTTTTACCTCCGGTGGGGTGGTGTATGCCTCCAGCACAAGTGCTCTGGCTACGGGGAGTGCGCTGACGTTTGATGGGACGACGCTCGCAAACATTAACAGTGATGGCACTGGGTTTTCCACACAGAGCGCGGCATCTAACTTTTCAATTTTGCGACTCGGTACTGATAGCGTAAACGGCTATGCGTTCTTCCAAAGTGGCAAGAGTGGAACAGGCACAACTTTGCCTTTCGCGTGGAGGCAAGACTCCAGCGAGTTAATGCGCCTCACCAGCAGTGGTCTGGAGGTCAAGCAAAGCCAACTGATCGGATATTCCTCATACGCAGGCATTGGCACCAACGGGCTGGCTGTAGCGGGCAACGTCGGCATTGGCACTGGCTCACCAAGTGCAAAGCTGACTATTAATGACTCTGCCGCCCCCAAGCTCAATTTCACTGTTGGCGGTAGTGGTGAGCGAGCATTCATAGACTACACCGAAGCAACTTCGCTGATGCGGATCGACTCCGATGCGTCGATTGCTTTCAATGCCAACAACACCGAACGCGCCCGCATCACTTCCACCGGCAACGTCGTTGCAGGAGGCTCGGTGGCACTCGCTACCACCGCTACAGACGGTTTCCTCTACGTTCCCACTTGTGCGGGAACTCCGACCGGCGTGCCCACGACTATCACGGGCATGGCACCCATTGTGGTCAACACCACAAACAACAAGCTGTACTTCTACTCTGGCGGCGCTTGGCGTGACGCTGGACCCTAACCCCTGAAAGGACAACCATGACTACCTTCACTTGGATCATCGAATGGATGCAGTGCAAGCCCACTGAGGGCGACAACACCGACGTAGTTGTCACTGCTGGCTGGCGCTGCAACGGCGCTGACGGCGACTACGCCTCTACGGTGTACGGCACCTGTTCATTCCCCGCGCCCGAGGGCTCTTTCACACCCTATGCAGACCTGACGCAAGACATGGTGCTGGGCTGGTGCTGGGACAACGGCGTGAACAAGGACGCAACTGAAGCTGCGGTGCAGTCGCTGATCGCAAACCAGATCAACCCGCCCGTCGTGCAATTGCCGCTGCCATGGTCATCCGCCCCGCAAACGGCCTGATTGGCTGGGCCCTTCGTCGCACGGGCTTCGCGGGCGTAACGCTCCCGTGGGGCATCTACATCTTGCCCGAGCGCTTGCAAGACGAACGACTCATCAAGCATGAACGCGAACACGCACGGCAGATTGAAGAGCACGGTGTGATCGGGTTCTACGCTTTGTATTTTTGGTATTTGCTAAGGTTCGGGTACACTTCGGCTCATCCATTGGAAAAGGAGGCACGAGATGCAGAACGCAGATCCGATGCTGGGCCGTAAATTTGGTTGCCGAACGGTTTTGTCTCTTGCTGGCACAGGGAAAAACCGGGAAAAACTGTACCTATGTCAATGTGAGTGCGGTCAACAAAAAGTTCTCCCTGGCGGTCGTTTGCGTAGCGCAAAAGGCGGCATGTGCAACTCCTGCGCTGCCAAGCGTACAAAAAACAGGACAACGCATGGTTTGTCAAAGACACCAATCTACCAATCATGGAAAGCCATGATGCATCGCTGTTTGGTGCCCACAGATCCAGGGTATGCGAACTACGGCGCTCGCGGGATAACAGTGTGTGAAGAGTGGAGAAATCTCGTTGTGTTTTATGAATGGGCATTAAATTCAGGATGGTCTCAAGGCCTATCTATAGATCGCATAGATGTCAACGGTAATTACTCCCCCAAAAACTGTCGTTGGGCCACGCGCATACAACAGAAAGAAAATGTTCGTTTAATAACAAAGGCGAACAAAACAGGGTATCGCGGTGTAAGCAAGCGCTCTGATCGTGAAAGTTATTTGGCCCGTGTTAAATACGACGGCAAGATTGTGCATCTTGGGTATCATCCAACTGCACTGCATGCAGCACAAGCGTACGACTCGTACATTATCAAGCAGGGCCTAAACAGGCCTGTAAATTTTTCCACCACCCCGTAACCCGAAAGGCAGAAGACAAATGAACGAACCCAAGATCACCCTTACTGATCTGTCTGTCAACGACATGAACGTGCTGCTCGCTGGCCTGGGCAAGCTGCCGCTGGACGCTGCGTACCCTGTGTTCATGAAGGTCAAGGCGCAAGCTGAAGCGCAGATCACGGCACCCGAGCCCGCTGGCCTGAGCGACTGATCATGGCTTGGTCAGACGTACTGAAAGCGATCATCCCCATCGTGGTGGCCTGTATCGCATGGCTGCTGGGGCAAGTGAATTCTTTCTCTGAGCGTCTGACCAAGATCGAAGGCAGCATGCCTGCGCTCATCACCTCTACCGGCGTACCAACCGACAGCCCTGTATCTGCCGAGAAACGCGCCATCCTCAAAGAGCAGTTGATGAACCACATCAACGAGCTTCAGGTCAAGGTCCGGCTGCTTGAAGAGCGCGAACGTATAAAAGGAGCCAAGTGATGTTTGAATCGCTGATCGGTGGTCTGTTTGGCGGTTTGCTTCGCCTCGCGCCAGAGGTGTTTAAGCTCTTTGATAAGAAGAATGAACGGGCGCATGAGCTTCGCATGGTTGAAGCCGAGATGGAGTTTGCCAAGATCCGGGGTGAGATCGCCATGCGGCAGGTCGAAGCGCAGATGACGATGGCCGAGATGGACACGATGGCTCAGGCGTTCAAGGAGCAATCCGAGACCGCCAAGA